TTTTTCAGCATTGTCTTTTTCAGCATTTAGTTGTTCCTTTAAATTTTTAATCCTGGTTCTTAATTCTTTGAATGATAGGCCTTGAATAGTTCTGTTTAAATCACCATATAAATCACCTTCTTTTTTTAAATGCTTTTCTGCAGCTTTTAATTTTTTCTTTTCAGCCTTAATTTTAACTGCAACAATTTTTCTTTCAGAAACAGTTGTAGCACTTTCATATGCTTTATTAAGTTTTAATAATTCTATTTTTATTGCATTAATAGAAGTTGTGTCAATTGTAAAATCAAGATTTATTGATGCTGTTTTTAATGTTGAAATACTTTCAACTTTTTTATGAGGAGTTAAACCTGTGCCTGATTTTTCTAATGCATCAAGAATTAATGCTTTTGATCCATGTTCTTGGGTTATTGCATATAAATTTCTCAAATAAGTGATATAATCTTCTTCTTTGAGTTTGTAGTTTTCTTTTAATTTTTCAGCAAATTCTTTGTCATTATTTTTTAATGCTAAATTAAAATGTTTGTATTGATTCTTTTTTAATCTTAAATCATCTTCAAATTTTTCTGCTTTTGTTCTATCATCTTTGTCAGGTTTTTTTACAGGGACAAAATCAAAATATGCTTTCCTTTTTTCTGCAGCTTTTTTTATTTCTTCGTTTTCTGAATTTAAAAACTCCTTTAAAATATTTTTGTTTTTCTTATATTGATCTTTAGTTACATCTCCAATAGAATTCAAATCAGCAATAATTAGTTTTCTTTCTTTTACTGCATCAACAATTTTTGAAAACTTAAAACCTTTAAATTTATCTAATCCTTCAAGTGAATTAATTTTAGATATTTGAGAAACAATCTTTTTATAAGCCTTTTCATTATCATAAAGTTTTACTTTTTGCTCATCATAAACAAAATTCATTTTTTCTAACTCCTTTCTAGCTTCTTCTGTATCTTTCTTTTGCCTTTTAAGAAAATCTAATGATTTTTTTAAATCACCACCTGCACCAAGTATTTCAAATTTTGAATCAGGTAATTTTTTTAATAATTCATCTACAATTTTTTGTGGGTCATCAGAAAGTGAGAAAGAAAACTCAATGCCTTGAGACAATTCCTTCACATTTTTAAAGAACCTTTTTTGTGCTCTTTCTAATGTTATTTCTTGTGTATTTAAATCTTTTTGAGCATTTATAACATCATCATCATATGCTGATAATTCAATTCTCTTTTTGTGCTCTTCATTGATTTCTTGAAGTGATTTTTTTACCTTTTGTAAAACATCATTAAGATTATTATTATTAATTTTATCAATATCTAGGTTTGCTAAATATTCAGGATATGAATTTTTTAGTTCTGTTAAGATTTTTACTTTTCTTTCAAATGAAGTGTTTGAAGAATTTAATTCATTTCTTAACAGCCTGAATTGTGTAGCTTGTTGTACTGTTTCTTTGGTTACATTTTGTAATGCATCTAATCCATAATTTAAACCGCCAACTACATCATTACTCATTTGTAAAACAGCATCACCAATACCTTTAGTCGTAGCTTTTATTCTATTTCCAAAAATATCCCATTGATTGGCATTTGTAGATGTAATAGTTTTAAAAGACCTATCAACACTCCCTGCTGAATTTGCCATAGCATCTAAATCTTCAGAAGCTCCTTTAAAGTTTTCTCCAGCAATTCCTATAATACCATTTACTGCCTCAATTCTACCTGCTAATTCTTTTAATTTATTTTGACTTCCACCTGCAGATTCATACATTTTTTGTAATCCTTGTTGCAAAGTCAATGTTTTAAAAGCTCCATCTCCTAAAACTTCATTTGTAGCTATAATAGCAGAACGAATTTGTGTCATTGCTACACTTGCAGGTACACCTTGTTTGGTAAGTGTAGCAATTGCTCCACCAACTTCTTGGAATGAAATACTACTAGATGCAGCTAATGGAGCAACTGTTGCAATTTGACTTGATAGTTCTTCAAATGAAATCTTACCACGATCTACAGTAGCAAACATGATATCTGCTACTTCTTGCGCATCTCCAGTTGTTAGTTTGAAAGCATTTAAAATGGTTGTCAGCCCATCTGCTGCAACAGCAGTTTCAGTAACACCAGCAGTTGCTGCTTTAGATGAAATTTCTAAAATATTTAATGCTTCTCCAGCTTCAAAACCAGCTCCAATAATTTCATAAAGACCTTGTGCTAATTTATCTGGTGGCTCTGTTCCTAATCTTTTATAAATAGAAAAAACATTCTTTTCTAACTTTTTAAAATCCCCATCAGAAACATTTGCAATTGTTTTGACCTCAGCCATTGCAGATTCAAATGCTTTAGACATTTTATATCCTTCATTAGCAATTAAACCAAAAGCAGCAATTGCCCCAACAGCTAATGCTGCAAAAGGGTTAATTTTAGAAATACTAGAACCTAAAGACTGAATTATTCCCTCAGCCTGAACTTTACCTTTCAGTAAACCGCTGTTATCTATTCCAGTTGCAAAAAAAAGTGAGTTATCTCCTCGTACTGCCATGAAAATTCATTTATCATAAAAGTATTTGTAACCAAACATTATTTAAAGTAAATTGCATGTCTGATTCCGTAGTGTCACACGATTTTATGTTTGTCTTAATTATTAAAAAAAATAGATCTAAAAACTTCAGTAAAGCTGTTGAGTGTGCCTTGACTTTAGGAGGTGCTTTTAATGGTGAAGAGATTCATATTGAAATTGATGAAGATTTACATATTTATGATGCAATCTTTCCAATATTAAAATATAATGTTACTAATTGGGTTGGAACTACAGCTTTTTTTAATGGTAGACAAGTGCATCCTTATCGTTTTATGTTGGCTAAACATTTATCTATAAGAATTGCATTAGCAACTGTACAAATCCAGATGGATAATACTGAACAAATAAGTAAATATTACACATACTACAAAAGAAATAAAAACAATTTCTTTTTTAAGAATGAAGATTTTCATTTTGATGTTGAATTGAAAGGAAAAGAGTTATATGAATTTTTAGAAGAACACGAATTTGGAGATGTAATATTTTTTAAAAATATGATTAGTTTTTACTTATGAAAAAGAAAAACAAATTACCTAGATGTTACAGGATTTTAAGATATTATTGGAATTGTATGATTTATCATGTTTTTATTCCTGTTGGCTTTAATGACGATTTACCACCAAAGAATTAGATACATTCACAACTTCATTTTCACTCCAGTTTTCTATAATACTCAAACCTTTTGCTTCACTTTTACAATTTTCAAAAGCATTACCAATGCAATCAGTTACTGTAAAAAAACTATTATCATAGCCTTTCACAAAAGTAGTGTCATAACAATCTGCAGCTGCATTATCAAATAAATTTATTTCACTATGTCCATCAACTATAAATTTGGCATTACCTAATCCAATAATTTGAGCATTAGAAATATGATGTTTCCCTTTTGTAAAAATATTATGTTTATTTAATTCTTCTTGTGTAAACCACTCTATAATTTCATCAGAAGTAATAATATCAATATCAATTCCAAAATGCTTTTTAGCTTTCAATAACCAACTGATATTTTCAGTCATTAATTGCCAACATTCAGTTTCATTAAAATTTTTATGAATTTGTAAAACTCTTAACCAAAAAGCTTTGCATAAAACATTTTCATCTAACTTAATTTCTTTTAATCGACTGAATACTATCTTAAATACTTTATCCATTTCCTATGATGTCAAATATTGATTTTGGTTTATCATTTTCTTCTTTACTCTTATGTTTTGTAACACTAGATGAAAGCATAATTAAATTTTGAAATGACATTTCTCTGAAACAAAAATCAAAAGAATACCCCCAATGTTTAGATATATTACCTATAAATTTATAAGGATTAAATCTTTTATCTACGTCATCATCATCGGATTGTTTTGACTTGCAATTTGGAAAGAGTTCAAAAAAAAATCTGTTTGCAGTTTTAAAATGCTTTCATAAAATAAATTATAAACTTCTTTAGCTGTTAAATTTTTAAGAAAAAATTCAGGATACCATTTTGGATAATCTGTTGTTTTTCCATGAGATAAAATAGCTAAAACCTCTACCATTTCATTTCTATATTCAATAGCTTCTTCAATTTTAATTTCTTTACCTACAGCTTTAAATTCTTCTGGAATTCTAAGAATAGGTACTACACATTTTGCTAAAACTTCTATGGTTGGAGGTTTAATTATAAAAGATAATGTTTTTCTTTTCTTTAAATTAGAAGGAAGCATTGAGTTTTCATTTACATCTATATCATAATTAGATGGCTTTTCAATTAATGCTTCAATCAATAGTTTTTTTTGTGTATCCATAGTAAAAAAGGGATAATTTCTTATCCCTTTAAATTAAAAATTAATTATACATCAAACCATTGCATTGTATATGGTGATTTTTTAACACCAGCTGCAGTTTCTGGAACATCTGCTGTAAAATCTACATTTACTGAAAATAATTGATTTTGAGTAATACCACCTTCATCTGTTGCAGAAATGAATGCATTAGGGAAAGTTATTACACAATATCTTCCATTAATTGGTTCAGTTTCTAATACAACTGATAATCTTTTTTCTACAGGAGATATTGGAGCTTCCCATAATTTAGTTAATTCAGTCCATGTTCCACCTTGTAAAATTACTTTCTCAGTTCCTGTTATTTCTAACAGCTTGAAAGTACCAGTTGATGGACTTGAACCATTTTTAAAGGTGATATAACTATCAATACCTTCAATACCAATTGTTTCATTTGTTGTTTTAGACCCAGTTAAGTTTAATGAACTTAATACTATTGCCGTAAATGCTGTTAATGAAGCACTAACAACACCATCCCCAGGAACACCAAGACTAATTGATTTAATTCCTTTTATGTTATCTTTTTTACTCATCTTATTGTTTTTTTAAATTGTTTGAAATTTTAATTTTAAATTATAGAAATACATATTATCTAATTTTTGATTTTTAAAAACCCCTTTGTCATCATCTATTTGAAAAGAAAAAGTACCCTTTTGCACATCATCAACAAATGGAATGACATTATTCAAAATGTCTCTCATTTTTTTTAAATTCGGCCTTCCCGAACCAATTTCTTTAACATGAATATTCAAATTAATATATCCTTGTTGCAAATACCTGTTAGAATTATTTATAACATCAATAGTTATATTTTCTAATTGGTCACCATCAGGAATACTTATTGTATATATATCACCTGAAATTTCATTTGCAATAATTGGTATATTTATCAATAAATACAAAGCATCCAGGATTTCAAAACTAGATTTCATTTAATATTCTTTTTAAAAAATCAGCTTCTGATGCTGAACCTGTTATTACATCAAAGCTTTTTGCTTCTACATATGCAGCATATTTCATTCCTGCTACCCCAATTAAAACATATCCATCAGGATATTGTTCTGCAACTTCATTTGCTACTTTCTTAGCTTGGGTTTTACCTTCTTTTCCTCCTTCAAAATTCCTTTCTACAATTTTCCCATCAAGTAGAATGATGTAACCAATAGAGCTTCTTAAATTCCCTGTCCTGTCTTTATAATTTCCACTTATTCTAGCTTTATTTACAAATTGTTCTCCAGCAAATTGAAGTGTTTTAAAAATATCATCATGAGCCTTTTCTTGAAATTGGTTAAGTACATTTGCCAATTGTCGCCCATTAAATAATGCTTTTAATCCATTTATTCCAGCCATATTTCACAATGCGATTGATAATTAAATATTTGAGCAATCTTTAATTGTTTTCCTTGAAAAACAAAAGGTTGTCCATCTAACTCAAAAGGCTCTAATAATCGCCTTTGCATGTTTTTAATAGTATAAATTTTATTACAATAAAACTTTGCTGAATAATCCAATGCTTTATTCTGTCCTAATGGCTCATACCTCCCTTCAACTTCAATAGTGTTATGAATTAAAGTTGGTGTTGATGTACCATTATTAGATTCTGTAATGATTTTAATTTCTGCAATATGTGGATATCTTTTAAGCATCTACAGCTGTAATTCCTACATTTATAGTTTTTGGACCTAATTCTAAAGCTTTTGGATCATCATATTTTTCATAAATAGTTAATGCTCGTTTTTTTAAATCTGATGAATTGTATTTTATAAACAATTGACCTTCTTTAAATTCTGGCATTAAAGATTTATCTAAATACAAGTCAGCAGAAACTAATTCTACATCTTTCAAAGAACTTGATGAATAGACAGTCGTACCTACAATGGAACGACTGTCTAATGCAAATTGTATAGTGTTTTCATCAACATCCGAAAACACCGGATTAGCTTGTATGGCTTCTAATATTGTCATTATACACCTCCAACTACTAATTCAGCTTCAAACAATACAATACCTTCTTCAGATAATGCATCAATTTTCTTAGCCAATGTAGCATCTTGATTCGTAATCAATGCTGTTGGAATTTGATTATCAACTACTCTAGCTGCATTAATACCATCCACAACAGAAACTACTGTATAAGTTACTCCTTGGTATAAGTAACCAGTGTTTCCTTCTGTTTGTGTATCAGCTGATGCAGTTGATTCATTAGTATCCATAATATATATACCATCAACATTATCAAGAACAGGAATAGCTAATGCTTGTACACTAGTATTCTCTTTTAAAGGATTGTTTGTTCTAAACATTGATAATAGAATAAAATTATCTACTGTGCTATATTCAACACCCTCAACTGGATGATCTACTTCTGCTAATTCACCATATGTTAATGTTCCTAAATCTAAAGTAGTTGTAAAAGTTACATTACCACGTTTCCACGGTTCAACAGCAATCTTATTACCACCTTTTTCAATTTGAACAACTTTATCAATAACAATAAATGTTAGACCAAATTCTTCAGATATAAAGTTTTGAAGCTCCTCTTTGTTAAGTCTAAAAATTAAAGCTTTATCAACTTTTTGAGATCCTGCAAATGCCTCTTTTACTTGGGTATTTATTTTAAATGCATTAAAAGTAATTTTATCAATAAACATGTATCTTAATACATTTCCTTTATTTCTTGCATTATTTACAACATTCTCAATATCATCAATTGGTTTTGCAGATGCATCAGTCCATGCTTTACTTGTTGCTCCAAATTGATTTCCTTCAGGAATACCAAAATCTACGCGAATACCAGATCCTGTATTGGTGTTTTCATCTACAAGAGTTACACCTGTTGACAATGCTTCTAAAAACATCATATCCAAACGTTCATGAACTCCTTTTACACCATCCACTGCATCTTTAAACAACTTCTTTACAATTTCAGATTCTTTGCTGCCACGAGCTTTTAAATTTTTCAATGCTTGTAACATTGTTTCATTTAATGCTTTAATCATACCAAGTTTTGGAATTTCTCCAGTTGCAGAACTGTAAGAACCTCTTGCTTTTAATGATAATTCAGAATCTAATGAAACTACATCAGCTGCAACAATACTTGTGTTTGAAGTTAAGCTGTTAAATTTCATATCTGTTGAGAAATCAGGCTTCAAGTATTTCTTGTGCTCATATTGAATTTCTCCTTCTTTGTCATTTACCTTTTCGGTAATTTTTTTCGATAGTTTTCCGAAAAACTTTTCGATTAAACTTTTAAATATAGATGCTACCATTTTTCTTATTCGTTTATAAATCTGGTTAAACTTAAAGCCGTTTTTGCACCTGCTGAAATTGCATATTTTGCATACGCCTCATTTACTGTTCCTCTCACCATAATAGCAGCCATAGGCAATGCTGTTTTAATTGATGCTACTAAAACACCAACATAAGTATGATCTGCTGGTAATGTTCCATTTACTGGAAGTGGTTTGTATTCACCAGTAGCAGTTTCTTTAATGATTACATGACCAGCTGATATTTCATCATCGCCAAATCCTGTAGTGTCTAAAGTTCTACCACCAGCAACCGTTTCCAAGTTTTTAACGATTACTACTGAATCTTTAGTAGTATCGATACTTTCTTTACTTGTTAAATTAGCTGTTGCCATTTTTTGTTTTTTAAGATTAGATTAAACTATCTACTACTTCATCAACTTCTGAATCTGTTGCTTCTCCTGTTTGTTGACCTCCTAATGGTAAACCTTTACCTGAAGCACCTCCCACAGCAGCTGTGTAAGTTTCTGTGTATTCAGTTTCAAAACCTTTTACTTGGTCCTCAAATGATGTTTCACTTTCTAAATTAATTCTTGAAACCCAACTTTTTTGTAATTTTTCAGGAATAATTTTAGATGCTTTTAGTGATGCCATTGCTTGTTCTAATTTAGATTCTGTAGTTTTAGATTTCTCCATCCCTTCAATTTTATCTGTCAAAACTTTTGCCCAAGCAGGCATTTCATCTGTTGTTGGTTTTACTTTTGGTGTTCCATCATCATTCATTTCTTCTTTGTTTTCTGGATTAATTTGTTTAAAATACTTTTCTTGGTTGTTTTTGATGCCTTCAGTTACTTTCTTATCATGTCCGCTTTTTAACGGTTTAGATAATTCAATAACTTTTTCAAACCCAGTTTTTGAAATGTAATTTGCAAATTCTTCAGAACCCAATATTTTATCGAAATCAGGTGTTACATCATCAGGATTTTGAGTTGATTTTAAAGATTTTACAATCCCCTCAATTTGTGATTCTTCTGTAATTGTAATGTGATCTGCTAGACCCTCGCTCATCCCTGCTAATTTCAGTGCTGCTTTGAGTTCCTTTTTGAACATAATAGATAATTTAGATTATTAATTAGTGTTAAAAATAATTGCTATTAGCAAAAGAATTATTGTTTTGCTGTAGTTTATGCAGTAGTGTCATACGATATGTCCCTAGAAGCACTTCTTGTAGAAACAAATGTCATTTCTGATATGTTTAATTTAGCAACTTCACTACCTAAATCATTTTGTGTTTTTGTAAAATACCATTCAGAAAACATTTTTCTTCTGGCTAATGATCTTTCATTTCTTTTCATCTTTTCTAGATTTTGATTTAGTTTTTGTTCTTTTAAATACTTTTCAAACTCTATATGTAGGTCAACTATATTTTGAAATTCAATAAACAATTCTTCAACAGATTTACCTTCATCATGTTTATTGATGTAATTTTCTGCAGATTTTAATATGTTTATATTTTTCTTCAATTTTTTGTATCTTTGTGGTTATGACAGATTTAAGTTACAGCCCTTTTGATAATGGTTCTGGCATCCCAATTGAGGGTAAAGAACTGTTATGGATAGAATGGAGATCAAATGCTCGCACTGAATTAAATCCTTATATTGATTCAGATGGTAAAATAATGAGAAATAGTATTTCTGATTTTTCTGATTACTCAACTCAATGCCAAATAGAATACCAAGAAGATTTAAAAAAACTCCCAACAAATTTAAAACAAGAATTAGAAAACAATACTCGATTGTTAAGTGAACGTATGCAAGTTGAAGCAACTGGTAGACGTTAAATTTCTTCCATATATATTTCTGTAACATTTCCATTGATTTTAATATCGAATATTCTATATTTTACATTCCTTTTCATTAAGACTTCCTTTTCTCCAATAAAAGCAGAAAATGAATCTATTTTCTTACCCGTTTTACTTTCTATAAAAAATTTAGTATTTCCATTAAATACTTTACTAATCTCAGATGATGTTGATTGAAAAAATTTTTCAGTTATACTCTTATTGCTTTTAAATGCAATTTTATATTTATTGAGTAAATCATCACTTAATATTGTTCCTCTAAATACATTTCCTTTGAAATCAGGAAGTTTTGAAAGTGAATCATCTAAAACAACAGCATAAGAATTCAGAAATTGAGTATATTTCTTATTTCTAGAAAACTCTTTTGTGCCTCTTAATAACTTATTTAGATCTTCATAAATTCTATTAGTTGTATAACCATGAATAGATGCTTTTTGTTCAATTTTTAATTTGGTATCTTCAATTAGTTTTGCTCTTGATAAAAAGTTTTTCATCATAGCATTTCTATTCTTGTCTTCCTGGTTAAATACTATATCATAATCTTTTTTAAATTTACTTCCAATTCCTTTTAATTCAGCTCTTAAATCAGGTATCTCAACATAAGGAATATGGGTACCAATACTTTTTTTTATTTGATAACCATCTTTACCCAAATCAAAATTATCTTTAATAAAATATGGTTTTGATTTTAATGATTTCAATTTGTTTGAATTCATATATAAAAACTGATTTGCAATATTTGGAATTGAATTAACAACATTAATTCCTTTTAGCTTTTCTTTTCTAAGTTGCTTAATAAAATTGGCTTTAGATAAAAGTTTAGATGTTGTAAAACATAAACAGTTAGGGTGCCAACCTGCAAAAACAAATTCTTTAGGATAATCACCAATTAATTCATCACATATATCATACTTTGGATGTGCATTTGATAAATGAACTGTTATACCAATTACAAATGGTAACTGCTTTCTTCTTTCATAATCAGCTGTTCTATAAGAAATATTAATCTCATTCCTTGCAAGTCGTAATGCATTTTTATAGCTGGATCTGTAAACACCTCTTCCTGGTTTAAATTTAGAAGCGGGATCACTAATAATTAATTTCCCAGTAATCTTACTTCTTAATCTTCTAAACCTTTTTTCAGGATGTTTTAAGTATCTATTTAAATCTCCAGCTAATTGTGCTGCAGATCTTCCATCAGTTAATCCTTCAGCAATAAAATATTCTATTTGTGATTTTGTTTGATTACTTAAGTTCCAAACTCGATCAGATAAATTTAAACCGTTTGATTGCCTTTTTAAAAATGCTTTTAAAGCTTCATTGTTTCTTTGAAAATACAGTTTGTCATTTGATATGGTAATTCCTTTGATGTAATTATTCACAAATGAATCATTGTGATTATTGGATAAACCCCATGCATTTTCAGAAGATGAGACAATATGGCTGTAAATTATTGATCTATGTTTTGATAGAACTTTTTCAACTGCTTTTTTTACCTCAGCATTTTTAAACCACAACTTAGAATTACTATTAATTTTGTACCCTTTTAAAACCTTTGATAAGTCAGATGCCATAGCAGCATATATCTTATTCATATAATTTCCCTGCTTGGATAATGTTGATAGTAATTCTTTGTGATTTGGCATTTATTATTTTACTTCTTCAGGCTTAAAATCAATAGTTTCTACTGGTGTTATTGATTTAACAAACTCTTTAAATGAAACATCTCCATTTACTTTGATTGTTTCATTTGTTTTTTTACTGAAATTATGCTTAATTAATTCAGAATGATTGTGTTTTTTGTGCCCAAATGCAACAGTAATGAATGTTTTCTTTTCATCTATTACTTTAAACAAATCAAATCCTTTGTTTTTTAAAATTGATTGAATTGCTTTTTCTGTTTTTGAAACTGTTTTTGTTTCTTTTTCTACTTCTTTTGTTTCCATTTTAATAAAGATTTCTAGTTATACTTACTGGGTTTATCCCAAATTCACCATTTACTGATGGCTTAAATGATTCTAATTCACACAACAATCTTGCTGTTACTTTTTTTATTTTACCTCCAATTCTTAAAGTGATATTAACATCATAAATACATGAAGAAAACTCTGTTATTTCTTCAACCTTAAATGATTTTATTCTTTTTGGTATTAGGTTTTTTAAATCTTTTTTTGAATGTTTAGATTTCCATGTCTTAGACGTCAATTCATACATTTTAATATGATTATTATCTTTCCAAGCATGTAAAAATTTAACTACTAAAATATGTGCTTCAGTTTTCATCATCTTCTTCTTTTTGTATTTTATCATAAGATGGCATTGTACTTAATCTAATTGCCTTAATAGTTCTTTTACCTAAAACAATAGCTTTAGCAACTCTATGACATCCATCAGCAATAGTTCCATATTTGTCTAAAATTATAGGGTAATCTAAATTAGCATCATTACATCTTTTTGCATGGTGTATAAAATCATCTAAATCATTAACAGTCCATGTTTTTCTTCTTAAATCTAAACCAGCTAAAGGCAAATCAAAAGTTTTGTATTTTTTTGAATGTTCTATCAATTTTGTTGATGAATAAACACATCCATCTTGATCTACAAATTGGTTTTCATCTAATGAAACAGAATTAATATTTACTATTGGATAACTCATTTTTAAACACGTTCTGTTCCTCCTAATTCAGATGAAGATTCTTTTAATAATTCAGCTTCAATTTCAGTCATTTCTTCTTCTGTATTTTCAACTAATGGATTATGGCTAACAGCTGTTTTTTGACTGATTATAGGTTTACCACCTAATGCTTCAGATAACACCTCAATTGTTTCTTTTAAGTTTTCTGGAAGTATAGATGTGAAAGTTGTATTGATTCGTAATTCATCCATATTTCCTTTACCATCTTTAGTGATGTTGGTAATAGCTGATTTCAATAAACTAATAATCCTGCTAATTACTACTTGATAATCTCCTTCACTCCATTTTGCTTTTAATATTGGTCCTAAAAACATCAATTTTAATGCAATGCCAGATACAGTTCCTAAACCTTTTACATTATCAAAAGATAAATCAGGAGTATCAGTCATTTCATGAATCAATCCTTTTGCCGTTTCAAATTCTAATTTCAATGCTTCAGGCGCTCTATCCCATGAAAGAACTTCTAAATCAGCTTCTACTATATTTCCTTTATCAGTTTCAACAATGTCAAGCTTAACCATTTTACCTGTATCATCCTTTTTAGGCATAGAACCAACAGCTCCTTTAACTTTGTACATAGGTGAAGCAAAATACCCATTAGTATCAACAAACTTTGAAAATGACATTTCAAATGTGTCAATAATATCTTGTACTTCCCACCATTCAGGATGATTTTGAGATAAATAAACAACTGGTATTTTTTTAAATAAATTTGGTGTTTTTGAATCTTCAGATGCAGGCTCCCAATCTTTTTCTTTTCTAAAAATATAATTTGTTTCAGCAGTCCACAAATACATGTATGAAATATCTTTATCACCTTCTTTTGTTAGGTATTCCCATCCAAATGCAATCATATCTCCAAATGCATCTAAATATGGATACACCTTTCCATTTCCATTATTTAACACTCTGGCTTTAATTTTAACCTTTTCAACACCTTCTTTTTCAACAGGGAAAAATATAATAGTTCCTTCAGTTTCAGATTTTACAGTTTTACAGAATTCTAACAATAAAGAATCTAAACGTAAATCATCCCAAATATTCGTAATTGATTCAAATGATTCATTATTCGAACTTTCATCTTTTTCTTTTTGAGTTAATTTTACAGGGCTTCCAAATAAAAATGATGCAGCACTCTTAACTATTTTACGTTGAAAAGGAATAGGGATTTTAGAGACTGCCACAGTATCATTTCCGACAGTTTTATCTACCCTTTTACCTACTTGAGTATTTCTTTGTTTTCTGTCATTTTCATATTCTGCAGCATGACCTGAAGTTGATGCTTTACCTTTGGTTTGTAATTGCTCAACAATTGCTTTTACATCATTACCTTTTAATAATTCTAATAAATCCATTTTATAATTTGTTTAAAACAACCCTAAGTCATTTGCATTAACTTCTGTTGTATGTGTTGTATTGGTTTTACTTTCTTCTTCAATAATCCCTGTTAATACATCAGGTCCATCATCAAACTTATTTTCTTTGAATACTTTTTTATATGTTGTAATGTGTTGATAGAATTCTGGCCATCTAATATGCCAATCATCTGGAAACACAATTTGTTCATTAACCGATGCACTTTCTGCAAATATTCTTGCTTCTTTATTGTTACCTTGATGAAACCATTCTACAACAGTTTTACCTTTCATTAATTTCAATATTTTTTTTACATTTCTTGCAAATCCTCTACCTCCATTATTACTTTCAACCCAAGATTTATTTACATTTCCTCTTTTTAATAGTGCAGCAGTTTGTGGTTCTGTAACTTCCATTGGTTCATTGGTAAACAAAACATCAGTAACATATTTATGAATATCATTAGAATTTAAAGGAACTCCATAATTTATACTACATAGATAATCTGAACCTGTATCAGCTGTATCAGTTCTATTTTTGATTATTTTGAATTCAGGTAAATTCTTGTATGTTTTGAATTTTCGATACATCAACCCTTTTTTATTCACTGGGTTTCCTTGATGTAAACATTCAAATTTGTCAGGGTCTTTTGCTCTTGTGCTTTCTAATTTAGATTTAGAATGTTTTTCAGGCCATAAAGCTTCTCCTGGTTTACGATGATCTATTTCATTAGGTTCTCCAACTTTTAAAGCTGGGAAATTTATCATCAAAAATTGGTCATCTGTTAAATTATCAATTACTTCATCTAAATCTTCACTACCACCATACAAAACAACTAATTTTAGTTTTATAAGTTTTGCAATCAAATCATTATCACTCCAACGTGTAAATGTGATTAATTGTTGAGAGTCATTGTGAAGTCTTGAATCTGCTACTGATATATACCAATCCCAAACATTCTCTTGAACTAATGGTGAATTTGCTTCTTTCCAATCTTTATACAAATCATCCATTGCGAGTATATCAATTGAATCTCCTGTTAATGGACCTAATACACCTACAAATTTCATTGATCCATCTGTGTTTATAGATTCTCTTTCTGTATTGGTGTTTGCTTTCGCTCCTGCATAACCTCTTTCAGGATATTGAACATCCGGGAATATGTCTTTATATTCCTTTTCTCGCATAATACCCATTATTTCACGTCCAAACTTTTCTGATTTGGTTGCTGCATAACATATTAATGCCATTTTCATATCAGGTCTTAAACCAGCAATAAAAGACATCAATCTTCTTGTAGCTCCTTCTGATTTACCATGCTGTGGAGGCATAGATGTAATTAGGTTTTTGATTTGTTTATGTGCAAATCGGTTCAATATGTCATAGAACTTAATATGAAATTCTTTTGGTACGAATTTCTTAAACGTTGTTTTTGTGAATTTTAATAATTCATCTCTGCTATCTTCAATATCATTCAGATACAACAACTTCTCTAATTCCATTGCTTCATTATTAGTCAACATCACCTTGATGCTTTTTTATTAATTCTTCAATTCTTGCATCTCTATCACTTCTATTATCATTTATCTTTTCACCATCAGTTTTAATATCAATATTGTTAATATTTCTCCATATTTCTGGTTGTCTATTTCTTAACCAAAACTCAGCAGCTCTCGTGTCTGGTGGATATTGTTTATCTATTGGAACCACAATTGTTTTACCATCATGAAAAAATATTTTTGAATCTTTATGTTTGAATCCAATAGCTTTTTTATACAATGATGAAGCTACATTTGCATCAGCTTCTATTTTACCTTTCTTTATGGACTCCGAAAACTCAACATGTCTTAGCTTCCATAAATTGATTGTTGACTCAACTACGCCAAAGAAATCTGCCATCATCTTATCTGTAGCGCCAAGTATTGTAAGTTTCAATGCTTGTGCTGCAAACTCTTTTTTGTAACGTGTTGGACGTCCAACTGATTTTCTAACAGTTTTCTTTCCAGCAGGTTTTTTCTTTACCGGTTTCTTTTTGGTTGCCATTAATAAAACTCAATTTGATTTCAGTGCAATTGTTAATAGGACATTAACATTCACCATATATTTCAAAACTGTAGTAATTGACTAAGTAGTCAATTGTAATTATAATCTATTTTTTTTCTAACATTCCTTCAGCTGCATCAATATCATCTTCTAATTCTTCAATTCTTCCTTTCATCTCAAAATACCTTTGTTTAGACATAGCAGATGCTGAACCACTATCAATTAAATCTTGTAGGTATTTAAATGATTCTTTTCTTCTTTTTAATTTTCTTTTTAAGTAATCGATATACATTAAAAACTTCTTTTGAAAATCACTCATCTATTGAAAAATATTAGATGACTAATTTAGTTAATTTTATGCAACTCCTTCTAATGATTTTTTAGGAAAAGGTTTTGCTTTATCTATAATGTTTTTTCTGGTCCATTTATTCAAAGGAAATACATACTTAATTTTTGTTTTACCTTTTATAACTTCTGCATTTGGATCTACATTTTCTTTTAACCAACTTAATGTTGATGTTCCATATTTAGAATTGATACTTCTACGATGAATTAATTTCCCATTTAAGATAATACCTCTTTCACTTGCATATTCTCCTAAATACAACCAGTTAGTTGCTTGATAAATAATTCCAATATGATTTTGATTTCTATCAGCATAACTAACAATCATCTTTACAGCTGGAGCATCTTTTTTAATTTGTCTTAATGTAGCAGCTAACACTTGAGATGTTGCTTTCTGTTTTCCATTTAATGCTACTCTAACTAATTCTACAACTTGGCCTTGAACATATCCAAATTCAGAAGCAATATATCTATTTGCTCCATTTGAAAACAGGACCACTCCACACCATTCATTAGCATCATTAAAAACAGAATACCCTAAACGTATTTGAGGCACTGCTTTTGCATAATGAAATTTCATACATGCATATTTAATTGCTTTTCCTGATGCTTTTTCTATTCTCATAATTCTCCCAGACTTACTGAATAATCAATGCCTTCAAATTCTGGGTTATTTTCTGAATCTATTAAAACATCTAAAGATTTAATGAATTTAGACATTTGTTTTTCATCTTGGAATACTAATTTTAAAGTTGGTGGATTGTTTTTCATTTCAGATGTTAGATCTACTGGTTCTGAAAATAGATCTGTATCAATATTTAATTCATCAAAATCAAAGCCAATATCTTCAAGTTCATTAATATCAAAATCCAAATCCATTAATTTACTTGAATCCCATTTACCACGATGTAAATTATCTCTCAACATTCTTTCTCTTTGTAATTCTAAAGAGATGTTATTTTCAACAAAACATATTGCTTCAGTTTCTCCTAATAGACTTTGAGCCTTTATTCTTTGAGTACCAGCATAACAATAATACTTTCCATCTTTGAAATTTATCAATGATGGGCGCTGATATAAAAATGATGGATCCTTTTGAATGTCTTCTGATAACTTTTGTAAATCAGCATCAGTAATTTCTCTTGGATTTTCCTCCAGGAGAATTATTTTTTTAATGGGTACTTTTACATGTTCTATTTTATTCATAATCGAATGGTATCACCAATATAAAATGGTTTTAATATTAATTCCTTTTTTTTGTCTTTGTGATTTTTGATTCTATAATTTACAAAAACATGAACTGATTTAACTTCTCCATTTCTTTTCACCATTAATTGTTGAGAATATTGCATTTTCTTGTTTTTTAATAAAACTATCTTTTCATTTTTTATATTTCTTTTAGAATAATTTTTGGTTACATCCCTATTTATAATTTTGGATGCACTTATTACTTTGTGTCTTTTCTTAAATATCCAGTCTAAAAGCATAATTTCAATTTTCTTTTGTTTACAAGGGTTTAGTCTACTTTATCCACCATGTGAATACAATTATATTTCATCATATAAATTTGTTCCTTGATATTCTGATTCGGTTATATAAAAGCCAGAGATTTCTTTAAAATGAACCCTATTTTGTTCACTTTTAAATAAGTTTGTTATTTCTGAGTCTTTTATCAATTAAATAATTGTGTTTGATTCTTAGGCTGAACAATCATTTTACTTCCAGAACCTAATTTATATTTCCCTTTTGATTCTCTTATGAGTAAATTATTTTTCACCATTCTACTCAATGTTTCACCAAGATGTTTATCAGTATTTACGTAATAGAAAATCCTTCCTTTATTTTTTATATCATTTTTAGACAAAACAAGTTCTTTGTTTTCTTGAAACACTTCTAGTATTTGCTTTTGTCTATTCATTTGTGTGATTTTGTAGCGACAGGTTGGACTCGAACCAACGACCTTTGGCTTATGAAACCAACGAGCTACCACTGCTCTACTGCGCTATTTGAAAAAAGCTTCTACTTCATGAAGAAGCTTTTTATATAATTAATTCAAATTATGTTTATGATAAATTGCAATCAATACCATCCCTGGCACATCTATACATAAATACATTTGCTGTTTTATTCTTTAAATCTGGTAATTTGTTAATTTTAAAGTCATTTCTAGAATTAGTTAAAGGAGGTGTAAATTGCTCTTTTAATGTGATTCCTAAATAACTCTCAGGTTTTGCTTCAATCTTTTTATTGATGTTTATCAAATCAGAATAATGTTCACAATGCAATATTGGAGATTGTTCTGATAATAAAAAGTTTGCTTTAATCACTACAATAGCAGCTACAATATCACTTCCTACATCGTAGTCAGTAATAGTAACAGCATCCGAATTTTGGTTCAGGTCAGTTGTAGTACTGAATCCTGTGAAACTTATCATACAGATAAGTAACATTAAAAACCTAGCTCTCGCTTTCATTATTTTTTATAATTATGTATTAGCATATAAGCATCCCTAGCATGTTCGCTGGTTACTTTTGTAATACCTGAAATTTTTTTGAATAAAACTTTATTGATTTTTGTTCCTCCTTTGATTGGATGCAACATTTCAAAAGTTAATTTTGAATCCTTTTTAGAAGATAATTCAATTAAAAAATCTTCCCAAATTTTGGAATCTCTTTTAATAGAACCAGCTCCTTGTTGTTTATCCTTTGCTTTTTCTCCAAACCATTTTCTTTTTCTTGCATCTTCAACTCTAACATGAATTTTATTATCATGTTTTAAAAGCTGTTTAATCAATGGAAAAGCATTATGAATAGCAATTGTAAGAGCTTCCTTTTGGTCATTGCAAATGATTGCAAAACCAGTTTTAACACCAGGATCTATACCAATTAAAATCAATTGTGAAAAATGTACTTTGAAATCTCGTGCCTAAAAATGATTTTTAGGGCTTTTTGAAGTATCTATAATGAATTCAAATATAGCAAATTATCTACAAACAATAGTGTTATTATAATAGAAATCTATGTTTTTTTAAAATTCTTAATTTGATTACTTTTGAATTTGAAAAATTAATAATTATGAAAAAAGAAACAATTTTATTACTGAATGGAATATCTAGAATGGAAAATCAATTATTGATTAATATTGATATTTATTCTAAAAAGATTAAGGATAGTTTTAATGAAATATTTGAAATAAATTTAAAGGCATTTGAATTGTACACAGATATAAAAATTGGTGATAAAGTAAGTTATTTACTTAAAGAGAAAAGAAAACCTGAGGTTTTAAACGTTGGATATTTTAATGGTTTTACAAGAAATAATGCAAGTAGAGCTTATTATTTTACTCTAGTCGATGAAAATAATAAAGAATTATTTAATGGGATGATTTTAATGAATTTAAATGAGATGGATAGATTTAGTAAAATAATTTAACCATTACTTTAACCTTAAAAAATCTTGTAAAGTTCCTACATCTACAGATAAAGCTTTGTATTCTTTCTTGAATTCAGATTTTAAGAATTCAATGTACTTTTCATCATTTAAACTGTTATCTGGATTATATTTATATATGAATGTTTTTTCTATAACTTCAGTTAAATAATGTTCATGTATTGGATGTTTTTTTACATTTTGAGAAAAAGGAATATCTACTCTTACTTGAGCTTTTATTATGAATACTAATGTTTTTTGTTTTGACATATGTTATTGTATATCTTTGTTAGGTTCTTTGAAATTGTAGGTTAATCTCTTAAAATTCTGAAATATGAAATTTGAAATTTACTTACGAGTAACAGTATCGTCAAGGATGACCTTCAAGATTATTAAAATCTTGTCTCAAGCCACACTGTACGCTTTATTAGCTGCATAAGTTAATAATTAATGACTCATTAGGGTATATTCTATAATGAAAAGAGAATAAAAATTAGAATGCCCTATTTGAGAGAATAGTTCTCAACCCTCCTTTTTCAAAGAACATTTTTCATAAATATTACCAACTACAATTAAATATTTTTCAGTATCTGTATAAATAAAGTTTCCAAATTTAAAAGTGTGATTACTGGAGCTTTTTAAACCATTAAACTCTTCAATACATCTAAATTGTAGTGCAGGAAACAACTCAACAACTGCAACTCTCCAATGTTTTCCATTTGAACAATCATCCCATTTAACAACATCTCCTTCATAAATATCAACTCCTTTTTTGTCTTTTAATCCTGTAAATTGTAACCAAATTAAATTATCTGAACTATCATTTGATAATTGGACCCATGTTTCAAATCCATTTTTTTTCATTTTAAAAGAGTCTCTAAACATTCTATTATTGTCAATATCCCATGTATTAAATTTAAGTTCTCTCATAATTTATCTTTTTACAGCATTAATCATTTGAATTTCTGCTTTTTGGATGTTAACCATCGTATTAGCAACATCACAAACAGCTTTTGCTTTTGCACGATTTTTTTTACTCGGTTTTGTTTTTATATCTTCTAAAACACTTAACAATGATGCTTTTAATGTTTGGTTTTCTGCAGATGGCTGATATCCATTAATAGAAACATTCATTGATTGATTTCCTACTATTGATGGTAAACTCTCTTGAGTAGCAGAAACTTCTTTTAGATCTCTAAAAAAATCATCGATTTCTATTTGAGTAAATACCAATGTCCTTGAAGTTGTTTTTACAACAATAGTTTGATTCACTTCTTTGAATGATACTATTGTAATTTTAGCACCTTGATATGATTTTTCTTCTCCTACTAATTGGTCAAGTCTTGAATAAACATCTTCTGTCATGTTATTGATTTTTAATTGTTTTATTAATTTTTGATATTAATCGTATATTTTCTTTGATGTGATCTGGGTATCTATGAATTGTATTTTTAGCCATAATTTCAGCTCTTGTAATTAATTCTAAATTTGATGGATGACAATTCATAGAATCTTTGTTTTTGAAAAATACTATGTATCCATCTGGAATAGGGCCAAATTCTTTTTCATAATTAAACACATGTAACATTTTCCAAACACCTAATGATTCTCTTATCCATTTATAATACCTTCCTTTACTATCTTTTCTGACATGTATATCTCCATCATTAATTCCTTGTGAATTATGAGGTAAATGTCCTTTCTTAAATCTTGTTGCTTTTGTTCTTTCAATCACTTCTGAAGACATGTAATCTATTTGTTTTTTCCCTTTATTAGCTGGTACATCTCCTTTTTTAAATTGATATAATTTTTTATTTTTTTCTGTGATTTCTCTAGGAATTTTTAACATCATTCTTTTCAGAGCCATATTAACACCTGTGTT